AAACAAACTTAGATATGGTTGCGGCTGCATCTGAATTAAGAAAAGAATATGAGATTCTATATCGCCAATTACGAGGGATGGTATATCCAAAGAGTAAGGGCGACTTAGGAGATGAGAACAATGAGTGAAGAAGATAGTGAAATGATGCTACTCTTGAAAGAGTTAGTAAACAAGGTAAAACAGTTAGAACAGGCTGTTTATGATAAAGATAATCTTTTAATGAAATCTGGATATGTAGTAGTTAATTCTCCTACCCCTAGTGTTTCCGGTGGAGAAATTAATGTCGAAACCGATAAGATTGCAAAGATGGAATGGGAACAAATAAATGATATGGTTTCTAGAATAGAAGGTGGTTATTGATGGTAGAAAAAGTAACAAGAGAAGAAAGAATGGCGACATTAATGAAACAGGCAGCAGAAAAGGCAATAGAGATATTGAATGCTAATGATTTCAATGAAGATGATTTGTCTGGTGAAGATGTTAAGGTAAAGAAACCAAAGGCAGAAAAGGTTTCTGATGCTAAAGGCGGAGATGAACAAGCAGATAATAGAACAAGAGATGCTGTTGGTTCTGATGGTAACCAAGTAATGAAGGAAGAGCCCTATAATGTTAATAGGGAAGGAGTAGAAGCATTAGAAGGACATGGACAATGCGATTTTCCACGTTGTCCTAAAGAGCCTAAATGGACTTGTCTTTATCATGCTGGCGGTATGTGTGAGTATCATTACAGAGAACTATCAAATAAAGACAAGATGTTTAATACAACACATCGCTGGGTTCCAATTAAAAAGAAGTGATTAAAATGAATTGGGAAAAAATTATTAAAGAAAACCCAGTAGAAGCACAAGAAGTAGATGGAGTTTGGGGGACAATATCTACAATTGTAGAATGCGAATGGCCGCAATGTAAAAATGATGCTGATTGGATTTGTCATAAATGTAACATCGGTTTGTGTGAGAGTCATTTCAGATTAGGACAAAATTTGAAGTCCGTAAGCAATGACGGCTATCATAAGTGGGTTAACAAGCATAATCCTACAAAAAAGCCATTTCCAAGAAAAAAGAAGTGATTAAAATGGTCGGTTCTGGGGTATTCGGAAAAAAGACAGGTGCTATGGCGAAGCGTGTCCTTGACTTTTATGAGGACATACGCTATAAATATCTGTCTGCTGTAGAAGACCCTAAAGAATATGGTAATGAATGGAAGTCAGCAATTAAGACTATAAGAAATGATTTTGATTCACTTGGAGATTTTAGCGCGGAATTAAAAAAATACCTTGACGAGGACAATGTATTTAATGACGAGGTTAATAATCCTCAATCAAATGCTGCTGAAAAATTATACAATTCAGTAAAGAAAATGCGCTTTAAATCAGATGAAATGAACGACCCCTTTGGTAAACAAATGGGGGATAAGGTAATTGAAACATTAATTAAGACTCCTTCTATTTATGCTATGTTCTTACACTACGCCCTACGCGCACATACGCATAGCATTAAAGAGGAATCTTGGGAAGCCCACGACCTAAAGCCTGATGAGATTACACAAGGGGCTAAGGGGTTAGACCTCAAATTAGATGATGTTCCTCTTTATATCATTGAACATTATGGAGATAATGCAGACACCACTAGAGTTAAAAGTAAGTTTAAGGGAGCACTAAATCTATTAGAACAAGTCTTCCTTGAATCGAATGATTCAGATAAGTGGGATGAATTAATTGCTGTTCAAATAAAGAAGGATGATAAAGATGAGGATGAAAAAGAAGAGAAATCCGAAATTAATTTTATCGTTCCAAATAAACCAATGTATAGAATATTTGAAGTAAATGACATAAAAGAACTAAAGGGATTTAGTGGTGAATATTTAGTTCAAGAAAAATTTGATGGAATCAGAATACAAATCCATAAATCAGATAATAAGGCTAAAATCTATACTTACAATGAAAAGGATATTACAGATAAGTGTAAAGATATTGTCGAAAAAATAGAACAAAAAAGATTCGGTGATATGATTTTAGATGCTGAATTAATTTTATATGATGGTGATGAACCATTACATAGAGCAGATACTATAGCCCATTTATTTAAGGGTAAATATAAGGATGCTACACTTAAAGCAAGAGTTTTTGATATAATGAATAATGATGGTAAAGACCTTGCAGATGCACCACTTAGAGAAAGAATAAATATATTGTTTTATCAATTATCTCCTGGTTCATCAGACCTATTCAATTTCCCCTCAAAGAAAAATTCTAGAATTGCAGATTCAATTAAAGACATAGAAAAATATGGTAAAGATATAATGTCTTCTAAAACAGCAGAAGGAGTGGTAATAAAGGATATAGAATCAACATATTATCTTGGCAATAAAAAGAACCCAAAATGGATTAAGTGGAAGAAATTTGTAGATTTAGATGTTATTGTTTTAGATAAGAAAAAGACTAAATCTAATTTATATTCATACACTGTTGGGGTTGGCCCTCTAGATGGAGAACAAAGCAGGGAACATAATGGAACAGAATTTGAAGGGAAAACATATTTACCTGTAGGTAAGGCTCTTAATACAAAACAATCAGTTGCTATTGGTTCAATCATTAGAGTTAAAGTAGATGAAGTTAGAAGAAAGGGAACAGGTTATAGCCTTTATTCTGCAAAGGTAATTGAGATACCTGAAGTGGAAACACCAGAGAAATTAATAACTTTAGAACTTTTATCTAAGGAGGGAAGAAAATCACTTAAGTATGATATAGAAGATGCTTTACTTAAATATACAATAACTGATGGCATTCATGGCAAAGCAGATATTATAATGAAATCTGATTATGAAGGATTTACCATCTATGGCTTTGAAGGAGATGAATTAATGCAGAAAAATGCTTTGGCTGATATGGATATGTGGAAGGAACAAATAACTGAAATGATTAAATCCCACACTTCTGATGCGAGAGTTGCAATTAAGAATTTCTTAAATGAAGAAGGAAAACCAACAGAAGTAAAAGATATATTTGAGTTTATGGTTAAGAATAAACCAGAATTAACTGAAAAATTATGGGATGGACTATTTAATAAATTTTCAAAGTGGATAGATGATTATGATGATTTTATTCAAGTGTCTCCAACTACTTACAAAGATAATGATTTGAAAGTAATAAAAGATGAGGAACCAAAGAGTGATTCTGGTTCATATCGAATGTATGTTAGAAAGGATGATAACATAGAATTTTTAATTAATTACAAAGATAAGGATATGATTTGGATAATTGATATTGAAGATACAGAAGACATATATAATTTGTTTGGTAAGGCAGGTAAGTTTCCTGCACAAATTGGAGAGAAGAGTCAACCTGATAAATTATTAGATAAAGGAGAAATAATATTTGGTGTTCAAAAGCATGGTTATCATGAATATAAAATCAATGGAGATAAATTCAAGACTAGACTACACTTTAGAGTGGTTCCTGTAAAGGATGAAGATAAATGGGTTGTATGGACTGGATTTAAACAGACGATGTTAGATTCAAAAGAAGACGAAGGCATATGGGATATTGCAAACGATAGGCATAAAAAGTTAGCCATGCAAATTGCCTAATGTCGCTGACTTCATATAGTCAAAAAGGAGAGGGGGATTGTGTCCGAACTAGGTTTAGTGAAAAGCGATACTAATGGTGACTTTAACATATTAAAATCAGATGATTTAATTATTGGTGGGTATGCTTCTATTGAAATTGTAGATAAACAAAATGACCTAATTACACTTGATGCACTTAATGAAGCAGTTAAGAAATATATGGAAGTCAAGAAATATAGAAATGTAATGTCTAACCATTCAAATGTTCAAGTCGGAGATGTTATAGAAAAATATCGAGATAAAAATGGACAAGTTCATAAAACACAAGTAGATGATGTAGGATTTTATGTTGTAATCAAATTAAGAGATGACATAGAAAAAGCAAAAGAAATTTCTAGAGGAATTAGAAAAGGAACATTACGCTCATTTAGTATAGGTGGACAAGCACTATCAAAAAGAAAGAAAACTAGCCCTGATATTGGCGAGTATAATGAAATAGATAAATTAGAACTCCATGAAGTCACAATTTGTGAAAAAGGAATAAACCCTGAAGCAAAATTTGACATTCTGAAGGAGGATAACGAAATGACCGAAAGATTGGAAAAAGCGTTGGAGGAACTTAACGACCTCATGAAGGAAGTTAATGACCTTAAGAAAGAAGAAGGGGCTGACCCTGATTTGGATGGTAATGCAGAACTATTATCAGAAGAGCCAGATGAAGCCTCCGTAGAAGCAATGGACACTGATGATGATTCATCAGATGCAGACGAAGACTCTGTAGAATCCATGAATAACTATGATGCAGAAACAAAGATGAGAAATGGGCCAGAAGGCCCGGTAGAACATGGATATGGTGAAGATTTAGCCGCAGGGAAAAAGCATTCACAAGCAGGACAAGTAGGACAACTATACAAGGAGTGGACTAATAATGATTTCTCTACTTTAGACCTATCTGTTGAGAATGTAGAAAAGGCGTATGACGCTTTCAAGGCAGAACAACTTGAAAAGATGGCTTACGATACTTTGAAGTCCAAGTTCGCTGAAAGGTTTGCTAGTGAACAAACTGTCCGAAAGGCTAATGTTGCACGAAGCGAGTATGACGCAAAGAATGAGGTTGAAACCCTAAAGGAGGAGTTCGCTTCTCTTCGTAAGAGTCTAACCGAACAATCAAATGAGATTGTTAAGGCTCAAACAATAGAGGTTCCCGATTTTGATGTTAATGAAATGTCGTGGGGAGACATTCATAATGTCATAGCAAAATTTGAGGAGTGAATAAAATGAGTTACATTAAGACAATGAAAGACTTAGAAGCCGCAACCTACGGAGTTCGTGGGGGAAGCGGTAATGCTTTGTTAAAGAGTGCAGGAGTTGTATCGTGGGGTTCTTCAGGAACAGGCCATGATACTGATGTTGCTGGTTTATCCGGTGCTTCAGGACTTGCTGACTTGTATAACAGGGCTTATGGACAGAAAGTATGGTCTATGCTTAACCAAGAGGTTAATGCTTTGGCTATGTTGGCTAAGAGACCTTATACGACCAGTGGATGGCGTGTATTGAAAAAGAGAGCAGAAGGTGGTTCAGGTTCAACCTTCGATGTTACATTAAGTGGCGCAGCAACATCTCGCGGTGTTGACGCTCCATCTGCTGATAATATCGGTGGTGTCGCTGAGAACGCATCTTTAGGAACTGGTAATGATATTCCGGCCATTACGCCAGAATACACAAAGTTATTCACCAGTCCAAAGACTGTGGCTCATTTGTTTGAGTTCTCAGAATTGGCTCTTGAGATGGCTAAGATTGATGACGGAGTAGGCGATTTACGCGCTTTAGTCCGTGAAGATATGGGAAAGCATCATGCTGAGGTTCAGAATAAGATGCTTCTTATGCCATTAGAAGCCTATGACCAAGTAATCACTGGTAGCGATAACCGAGTAAATATCAACAAGAATTACACTTCGTTGATGAAGGTTGTTGCTTCAAGTCAAGAAATGGAAGCAATGGTTGATGCGTCAATGTTGGATGATTCTACATCTAGCACTGGTGGTTTAACTGCTACTCTTAGCACCATTTATGGAGCAACAGACAGGCAATTAGTCAGCAACGCATATAATACATCATTCCTTGATGCTGAAGTAGATTTTGGTAGTGGATATGCAGCAGGTGATGCTCGCGTTCTAACGCTAACAGTCATTAATGACATGCTACGAAGACTACGAGAGAATGGCGGTTCGCCAAAGGTTATCTTAACTGGATATGATACTATTCAGCATCTAGGTGACTTGCTACAAGCACAAGAAAGGTTTATGGATAGAAAGGAAGTTATCCCTACTCATAATGGAGTGCGCGGTGTAAAGGGTAAAGAAGTCGGCTTTAGAGTTGCTACTTATTATGATATACCAATTATTCCATGTAAGGATATGCCTAAGACTGGAAATGGGTCTAACAAGTTAAGTGATATGCTTATCCTTGATACAGACCACCTTTGGATGAGTGTGTTAAAGCCAACCCAATACTTTGAGGATGGTATAGACCATGGAAATCCATTCGGTGTAGGAACACTAGGTAATCAGGCAATGTATCGAACAATTGCCGAAACTGGGTGTTCTTTCTTCAAGGGACAAGGTAAGATAACCAACCTAACGAGTGCATGAGGTGATTAAGTATGGCATTAGCATATACGGTAACAACGCTTGCTGACCACAAAGGCATTACTGCTCCTAAAGCAGTTGGTGACGAATATGTGGTTGATGCGGTAATTGATGTAACTTCCCATGTTGCAGCGGGAGCAGTTATTCCTGCTACGCAATTTGGGCTTTCAACTATCCATGCAGCGTGTATTACAGGACATGAAGGTGCAAATCATCGTTATCCTAATATCGAAACAACAACAGCGGGGGCTTATGAGTCCTCTAAATCAATAGCATTAATGTTCACATCATTAGATGGAACAAATGCTACAATTGCCGATGACGGTGATGTGACTTGTGCTGTGAGAGTTAGACTTTGGGGCAACCTTTGATTGTTATATGTGGCCTTTGACCCCTTAACGGGGTCATTGGTCACTAAATAAGTGTAAACATAGGTGATTAAGATGAGTAAAATAGAATTAAGTAGTAAGGGTTTTCCAGTAGTATTATCAACAAAATCTCACGCAAAGGTGGTTTTTGGAGAAAGTATTGAGATTGACCCAAAAGAAGCATTAGTTTATTTAGGTGATAATAGATTTAAAATAACTTTTGATGCTTTAGATAAGAAAATCCTCAAGACTTGCAATGAACATCAGACAGCATGGCTTCGTAAAGAATTCAATGTAAAGGGTGATATTGATAAAGTGTTAAGGAAAATGTTCCCAGAAGTTAATACAATTAAAAAGGTTATGAAACCTATATTAAAAGAAAGGACA